TTGATTGATTGTTGTGTAGCTAATTTTGTTGCACTATTAGATGCTAAATTATCTTCGTCTAAAACTGCGGAACCGGATACACCTGTGTTTAATACAGGAGAGGTAATTGTTTTATTAGTTAAATTAGCGCTTGTTGATTTTAATCCATCTGCGTAGGCTTTTATCGATTGCTGTGTAGCTAATTTTGTTGCACTATTAGATGCCATGTTGTCTTCATCTAGGACCGCTGTGCCTGTTACACCTGTATTAATTACAGGGTTAATAAGCGTATGTCCTGAAGTTGTACCGGAAGTAGTATCAACTTTAGAATTTACAGCGGTCTGAAGTGCAGTAAATTCCGTAGCTAGATCGTCACCACTGATAATCTTTTCTGGGTCAGTAGTGCCTAAAGCATCCTTACCGTTCCATGAAACTTGTACTGTATAATTACTCATAGATTATTCCCCATTAAGATATCAAACGGCGTTCAATTAACCAAGCGGTTCTAGCTTGCTGTGCGGACTGTGGTTTCTTCTTAGGAAACGGCTTAACTATTGGTTTAATTCTAGGTTTCTTCATTATACAAACAAGCCTCCTAATTTCTCTTTCTTATGTTTTGTAGATAGAGACTGTAATTTACTCTTTTGATCCTCAGCTATAGGCTTAAGGTTTTCATCGTCAAGTAATTTATCTAAAAGATTATCAATACTTACTGAGTCTTTATCAAAGTCTCCTGTCTGCTCTCCGAAGTTAAGGGAATTTTGCTCAATAAACTCCGCTAGTTTCTCTGGTGAACCTACTGGATTGTCCTTCTTAAAGACTTGCTCAAGCATTCTCTGATATGCTGAGGTGATCTTATTCTTTATATGCTCTAAGTCTAAAGAGTCTGAAGTATCCTCTAAAGCGTCCTGCATGGTGATCATTGTATTATTTCCTTAGTATACCATATTATACGTAAAAAGTCAATAGTCTTCTTTATTCTTTAGTTCTAATACCGTTACCTTGGGTCTCATGTCTCTTTACCCATTTACTGTGTGCTGAAGTAAAGTCAGGATTAGAACCATCTAGGTGGATGTTTGAAGCTGAGGAGACTCCCTGAGAAGTCTCCCCGCCACAAGCATTACAAATGCCCATGTCTTCCCGCTCAGACAAGAACCTAAATTCCTCTTGAGCATTGTTGCATTTTTTACATACATAGTTATACACGGGCATCTATAGTTCTCCTAGTTAGGCTGCTGGGACTGCAAATGCAATTCCTGATAAGTTACGTAACTCACCTACGCCATACAAGGTATCGGAGGTGAAAAGATCACCAAGATATTCTTGCTTGTACTGAGTCTGCGAACGAACACCCATTTGCTCTACAAGAGCTAGAGCGTCTTTATGTAACATCACACCGATGCGTACAGAGACAGAGTTCGTTGTAGAGACTGTAGGACAGTTGCTGGATACAAATACATCTACACCATAGATTGATCCAATTTTACCTGTCTTAATAGCATTTCCATCACCAATGAACTGCTGTTCAGTGAAACGGTTAATGCCAAGCATATCGTTCATAGCTATTGGAGGAATAACCATGCAACGATCACTCATCGGAACATCAGCATTGTCCAAACGCAAGATCATTGCGCGGATACCAGCGTCCGTAATGTCAGAAGCGTTAGAAGTACCACCAACAAAGTCTGTAGTACCGTCACCACCAATGACTGCTTTTTCGTATAGAGATGTTCCAGTGCCACCTACAGTACCGCCCTGTAGACCTTCAGTAAGTGCGAATATATCGTTATCTACTTGAGTAGCTAGGGCATACCCAGCATCGTCAGTGTAGAATCGACGTAATGAAGAGAGTGCTTGTACTTCAGCAATATCCTCAATGACTACCGAATATTCATAGTGTTTATTGATACTTAGGTTTACTGTACCGTGGGTATCACCCTGCAAAACCACTTGGGTATCTGCAACTTTAGCGTTTGCAGAACCACGTACAGGGGCTGGAATGTGAATTGTATCACCTTTTTTACCGCTGTGGTTGATCTTTGTAACTAGATTTCCTAGTACTAAGTTCTTTTTGTATCCTGCAATAACTTCGTCTGACCATAGTTCGGGAATAAAATTCGCCGCTTCTGTGATCCCTTGTCCATTTGTACCTAATGCCATAATTTAACTTCCTTTATATGTTTAATTTATTTAACCCTTCCGTCTGCATACGCTGAAAGAATTTCTTCTTGCAGTGACTCATAACGTTCTGGATCGTTTGTGCGGAGTCTGATTAAATCAGCCCTACGGTAGGTTTTCTTACCTGCTGTGGATTCAGATGATGTCCTTGATACACCTTTCCCATTCTTTAGTGCTGCGGTCCGCTTTGCTTCTTTACCCGCTTCAGCTACTGCTGTATTAGAAATAAGTGAACGTTCTTTCCAATTACCTAGTAGTTCGTTAGCTGAGTTCAGATCATAGTTATGGGCCGATACATAAAGCTGTGTGCGTATAGGACTATCCTTAACCCACTCCTGAAACTTAGGGTCACCAATGACCTCAAGGTAATCAGGATGCGCTGTTTCGAGTTGCTGAGTTGTAGCCTTGGCTTGCTGTAAAGCCTGCTGCTCTTTAAACTCACGGAACTGAGGATGACTTTCAATGGCCTTATTGACTGCTGCGTCAGGATCATCAAAGAAATCTGTCTCTTCTTCGTATTGCGCTTCTGTTCCGCTTTGATTAGTGGTAAGTTGTTGTTGTAGAATACCGTCCGTTAGTTTCCTCAACTCGCCTATTTCTTGGCCTTTTCGTCCTAGTTCTTTCTCTAGGTTCTCATATGAGGCAACAATGTCCCTAGTGGACTTACCGCTAAATTTAGAGGGGAGTTCATATTCTGCCTCCTCTTGTACTTCAATGGGTTGTTCCTCTACAGGAGCCTCATTAATGTCCGTAAACTCTGCCGCTTGCTCTGGGGTTTCTTGTACCGCTTCAACAACTACACTACTCATATTGCAAATCCTCCGTCTATAAAGATTATGGAGTTAAAATTATGCTGGAGTTAGGCCTCTTGGTCTAATTGATCCAACGCTAGTCTGGTAGTTCCCTTGAGATTTATTATCATATCAAGTATACCTACCGCCCCTTTGTTTAAAAAGAGGGTCTTCTCTTCGTCTATGTTTTTTATGTTCTCTAACGATTGTGCCATAGAGGTAAGCTCTTCTATGAAGAGGCCCCAAGCTTCGTTATTACATAAGTCTAGACGTTGTTCTAAAAATTCTTGATCGTTCACTTTGATTTAGCTCCTGAACACTTCCATCTTTTACGTGATAAGTTATTGGGTGTATTCGGGTTATTTTGTTTCTTCTTAGATAGTCCTTTTTTTATACCTAAGCTTCTAGCGCAGTATGAGTTACCTTTAGATGTCCCCGGCTTTACTCTCCGTCCCCCTTTTGCGGCGGGACCTTCTTGTCCATAAGAAACTTTTTGACCGGATGAAGTAATTTTAACTTTTGCTTTACCTTTAGCTGGTTTTGTCATCTTCCCTGCGCTTTCGCTCTAGCCATAGTTAGGTTAAGGATAGTTTCAGACTGAAGATGTTCTACTTCAGGGGCATTACGCATGGTCTCTGATTGTATATTCTGTGCAGTGGCACGTAAGTTTTCAATCTTAGCCATCTTCTCAGCAAAGTCCATCTGTGTCTTGATGATTACTTTCTCTGATTGACCCTCCTGCATTTCATTCTGTATCTTAGCTGACTTAGCCATATCCAGAGTGGCACTAGCCTTCATCTCTTCAATCTCAATCTGTAGCTTCATAAGCTCCAACTGTTGAACCATTTCCTGCAACTGTTGTTGCTTAGGATCAGGTTGGTTCATTTGCATGATGGCTTGCTTCATCTCATCACGATTAGTCATTGAGCTATTCTCAAAGATACCCAATAACATAAGATTAAAGGCTGGAGTTCCTTGTTGTGTCATAGATAATAGTTGTATCATCTGTGTCATCTCTAGCTCTTTAGCCATAATGCCCATGCTTGAGTACGCAATGAACTTATAGTCTCCAGCGGGGTAACGTTGTGGATCAAACTGGATGTATCGCCATGCAGATTTCTTAATAAAGGGTATTAGGAAGTTCTCTGTGAAGTTCATAATCGTACGCTTCTGACGCTTAATGGACGCAGCCTGCATCATAGACATACCTGAAGCAGTCCCGTTCCGTGGATTAGCGGCTGCTGAAGTCTGAGAGTCGATTGCTCCAGTACCCATCTGTACCATACGCTCTAATTCTGATGCTTCAGTGAATGTGCTGTTTGCTAAGGAACCAAAGTTAAGTGGCATCAGTGTCTGTCGTGGATCACCGTTGGTTAGGATAGTCTTTCCTGCTTTAACTTCAAACTTAACGCCCCTAGGAAGCCGTGTAGCGTCCACACCCATCATAGGGTGGGTAGTGAGTGCCAAGGTATCAATACGCGCACGTAGCTCGGCATCTAGAGCCTTCTGTGGGTTATAGCCTTTCTCAGCAATACCTCTACCCCAGAACTTCTTAGGTACTCGGTCTAATTGGAAGGCTACAAATGGTCTATCACCCATCAGATATGGGTTCTCTACTGCACGTAGGACCACAGAATCATTGGCTATGATGACTACAGACTCGACTAGCTCATCATCATCATAATCAAAGTCATCACCTAAGCTTGCATTATTGGATAGGAACTTTTTAGGTACTCTTCCCCAATATTCAGTGATCTTAACCTTATCGTCATCAGTCGAGACACTAGCGTTCTCTACATCAAAGCCAAAGTCTGCTTTATTGTATGATCCTAAGGGTTTATCGTCGTAAATACCCTCTTTAATACCGTCAATAATCTCGTATTTAGGCTTAATTACGATCTGTGCTACGCCTAAGGCTTCATCAATGGTTGTTGCAGTAGGATCAATGACGAATTCCTGTGGCATTAAAGGCTCTAAGCGAACTGTAACTAAGTCTTCTTCGTAAACTACTGTATCTACAGTCAAAGTGTCGGGGATAGGGGACTCTTTAAGGGTCTTTTGTGTACCTTCGTCCACACTAATCTTAGCTATACCTGTACCATAGATAGCTGCGTTAAGTAGACACTCAACTATACCATTCTTACACTTAGCTCTCTCTAAATCTTCCTGTAGATTGACCCTGATAATCTTAACGTCAGTAGGGTCTTGGTCAGCTATATCATCACGTAGGTCAAACCACTTATCTTGACCAAATATAGCCTCCTCAAGCTCCGCTACAGTGGACTCAATGGCCTGCTGTGTGGCTGGAGAGATCAAACGTGAAGTCTCAGCGCCTCTAGTCTTGTCCTCAGCGGACCATATACCACGCC